TGTCTAAAATCTGCTCATCCGCGCCGATGGCTTTGATTTCCACATCGCCCACCGCCACAAAATCCCGCACGCGGCCGCTTTTTGCGTCCTGCATAGCGGCAGACCACTCCTCCGCCAATTGCCGGCTGCGCTCCTCCGCCTGTCCCCGTCCGTCCTCTCCGGGCTTACAGGTCACCGCAAACCGCACATTGCCGCACCGCTCCCAGTTGACTCCCACCGTGTGGTAAATCTTCATCAGGATATCCGTCAGAAATGGCATGGATCGCAAAAGCGACACCCCATAAGGGTTTTCCGTCTCCGGGTTAAAGGGGGTGAACAGCAGCAGCTCCTGCCGGGGCAGCGGACCTATTCTCCCGTGCTCATCCGCTCCGCAAAGCTGAAAATCCAGAGGATTGTCCCCCTCGTAAATTTCCAGGTCTTCCGCCCGGCCACACAACAGCGCCCCGATTTCCCGGCCGTTTCCCACTGTCACAATTTCACCAATGGCCCGCCCGCATGTCAAAAGTGAATCCAGATAGCACTCCAAAAATGCGTTGATGCCCCGCTGCCCGCGCCCTGTTGGCACTGTCCGCAAAAATTCCCGCAGCGCCCGCTGCGCCGCCGCGTCCGCGCACTTTACATCCACGCCTCCGGTCATCCGAATCAGTTTGTAAACCGCCGCATCCACCACCGGAACGCCCTCCCGGATTGACCGATACAGCCGCAGCTCGCCGCCTCGCAGGGGCACATACCCGTCCAGCACGCCAAAGGGATGCCGCTCCGCGTTTCGCAGTTGTACCACCGCCGCCGGTTTCTCCGGCGCTTGTTTCCTCTTTCCGAATCTCATCCTCGCTCCTCCCGCATTTTTACGCTTCCCGCTCCACCCACGTCGCCGCGAAGCCGCCGCTCCGCGGCTTTGCCAGACTCATGGCAAAATATCTAAGATCGTCCATGGCGTGGTCGTTTTCCTTCTTCGGCGCATCTTTGCCTCCCGGTTCCCAGCAATAGGCTTCCATCTCCCGCAGACAGTCCTCACAGCTTTCGCAAATCACGATTCTCCCACTCTTCAGCGCGTCCGCTGTGGTGCGGATGCCGTCCAGCACATCGTTATTTGCCTTTTTAACGTCGTATCCCGCCTGCCGCAGCGCTGTGATAAAGCTGGCCGCCGACGGGTCAACTACCACCGTCTCAATCCGCCGCTCTCCCGCCAGCTTCCGTAAATCCTCCACATACTCCGCGTCGGTTTTCTGCCGGCCCTCCGCCCGGGAATTGTAGTAATATTCCTTCATCCGAAACCATACGCCGTCCCACAGGCCCCACAGCCCAAAGGACGCGGGGTTTGCCGTCCCGTAATCCACGGATATGCGCCATCGCTCCGGCGCTTCCTCCGGCGCGTTCCGGCAAAACTTCTCCCGGTCAAAGAAGTCGTATACCAGCCCTTGGGCCGCGGCCCATTCCCCCAGCACGAACCGCCGGTAGAAAATTCCGCTGTAACAGCTCCGATACCGCTGCTTGACCTCCGTCGACAGCGCCGGATTGTCCTCCATGGTAAAGTGGAGATACAACGCTCGCTTCTCCTCCGCCTTGCAAATCCACTCCCGATAGAACCAATGCCCGGGGCCTTCCGGGTTGCAATCCATCCACAGCTTGCTTCCCACTATGGAACACCGGGCGCAGGCCTGCTCCACAAAAGAGCGGGGCATCAGCGCCGCTTCATCC